AGCGGAACATCTGTAACTTATGCAGGCGGTGGTGGTGGTTCTTCAAATAGCATTGGTGGTGCTGGCGGTGCTGGCGGCGGTGGAAATGGTAGTAATCAGAATGGAAACCCTACTGCTGGAACTGCTAATCGTGGCGGTGGCGGTGGTGGTGTTTGGGATGCAAATACAACTGTTGGTAGTGGCGGTTCAGGAATTGCAATCCTTAAGTATGCTGACAGTTTGACAATCACGATTGGCGCAGGTTTAACTGGAACAACCGCAGCCCCTTCAGGCGGTTTCAAAGTAACAACAATCACCGCAGGCACAGGGAATGTGAGTTGGGCATAAATGACTAGAGCAAGAGATGTGGCTTCAGGAATAAACATTGGCTCAACTGCCAACAGACCACCAGGCTTTTTGGGTCAGTTTTTTTATGATACGACCCTTTTTAGGATTTTTACATTTAATGGTTCGACTTGGGTTCCTGTGGCGCAGTCGGTTCCTCTTGTAACGGATTATTTAGTTCTTGCGGGCGGTGGCGGTGGTGGAGCTGGCGGCGGTGGAGCAGGCGGATTCCGTTCAACTGTTACAGCGACTGGTGGCGGTGGTACTTTAGAAACTGCATTGACACTGGCACTTAGCACTAACTACACAGTCACAGTTGGCGCAGGCGGTGCCGCGGGTGACGCTTCAACTGGTGGTGGTTCAGGCAGCAATTCTGTATTCTCAACCATCACCTCAACTGGTGGTGGCAGGGGCGGTTTCGGCGCAACAAGCGGTGCAACTGGCGGCTCAGGTGGCGGTTCAGGGACTGATGGAACGACTGCTCCCGCTGGCGGTGCTGGCACATCAAATCAAGGTTTTGCAGGTGGCGTTGCAACGATGTCAGGCGGTTTTGGTAAGGGTGGCGGTGGTGGTGCTGGTGCAGTTGGAAGTAACGGTGTTACTGTCGCTGGTGGCGCTGGCGGTGCTGGTGTTTCAACAAGCATCTCTGGTTCATCAGTCGCATACGGTGGCGGTGGCGGTGGCGGTGCAAGCAACGAAGTTACGGGCACTGGTGGCGCTGGCGGTTCAGGCGGCGGTGGCACTGGTGGTGCTTTCAATAATACTCCTGCTGCAACGGCTGGTACTGCCAACAGAGGCGCAGGTGGCGGTGGCGGTTCAGGTGGAACCAATCCTGGCGGCGCTGGTGGTTCAGGTGTCGTAATCCTTCGATTCCCATCGGCTGCGGGCACAATCACAATCGGTGCTGGTTTAACTGGTACAACGACAACATCGGGTTCAAACACAATCGCCACGATTACCGCTGGCACTGGCAACGTAAGTTGGGTATAGGGAGAAAAATGGCACATTACGCATTCTTAGATGAAAACAACATCGTCACCGAAGTCATTGTAGGCATTGATGAAAACGAACTCATTGAAGGTGTAGATACCGAGACCTGGTATGGCAACTTTCGTGGTCAGACCTGCAAACGAACTTCCTACAACAGCAACATTCGCAAGAACTATGCAGGTGTTGGCTACACATACGACGAAGCGCGTGATGCTTTTATCGCACCAAAGCCCTTCGAGTCGTGGCAACTTGTTGAAGAAAGCTGCACCTGGACGGCGCCAACGCCGTACCCAGAGGACGGCTTGATGTACCAGTGGGTTGAAGACGACCTCAACTGGCAAGCAATCACTTTCTAATCTAAGGTCGGGGGACCCATGAGATTTCATGTTGTAGCACTGCCACACACACAAGTAACAAAAGACTTTACAAGCTGCGCCTTCACTGAGAAGGTGCGCCGTTTCTGTATCATGATGACAGACCTCGGGCATGAGGTCATTCTCTACGCTGGCGAGCAAAACGAAGCACCAGTGACCGAGCATGTGGTCTGCATCAGCGAGGACATGAGAGCTGCAGCAGTGGGCACGAACCACTACACAACAGCCTCATTCGACACCAACATGCCGCACTGGCAGGTGTTCAACGCGACCGTCATCAACAAGATGCGCGAGCGCTTAGAGCCGAAAGACTTCATTTGTTTGATTGGCGGCTCTGCACACAAGCCAATCGCAGACGCTTTCCCGCAACACACGTCAGTCGAGTTCGGCATCGGGTACGGCGGCACATTTGCCAAGTACCGCGTTTTCGAGTCGTACGCATGGATGCACTCAATCTATGCAGGGCACACGAATCCGACCACGACAAACGGCGGCTTCTTTGACGCAGTCATACCAGGGTATCTCGAGCCTGAGATGTTCCCAGCGGGCGACGGCGAAGGAGACTATTACTTTTTTATCGGGCGAATCATCGACCGAAAAGGCTACAGAATCGCGCAAGAAGTCTGCGAGCGCCTCGGCAAGAGGCTCATTCTCGCAGGCCCTGGCGAAGGCTCAGGCTATGGCGAGTTCATCGGCAACGTTGGACCAGAACAAAGAGCCGAGCTCATGGGTGGCGCGATTGCCCTGTTCGCACCGACTCTTTACATTGAGCCATTCGGCAACATCGTGGTCGAAGCTCAGACTTGCGGCACTCCAACAATCACGACCGACTGGGGCGCTTTTACAGAGACAAACATCAACGGTGTGACTGGCTACAGATGCCACACACTGGCAGAGTTCGTGCAAGCGGCAGAGGACATCAAGTCACTCGACCGCGAAGTTATCCGAAAGCAAGCGATTGAGAAGTATTCACTCGAAGCTGTCGGTGTGCAATACGAGCGCTATTTCAAGCGGTTGTTGACCCTTTGGGACGACGGCTGGTACCAACTCGAGACAGAAAAGGCCACTAAATGAGTCTATCCAACAGACTGCGCAAGGCTAGCGAACAACGAGCACAGAACCAATTCGTTGAACCGCTAGTGCCTGGCCGTCCTGCATACTCATCTCCAGCTGGAGTTGACGTCAATGCCGACACGGCAATTCGCATGTCCACCGTTTACGCGTGCGTGCGCCTTTTGGGTGATACAATAGGGTCCTTGCCTCTTTCTGCCTACGTGCGCAGAGGCCGCCAGCGAATCTCATACGCTGCAGTCTATGGCTCGCAGCCAGACTGGGTCGGTCGTCCGAATCCTGACACCACGCGACTCGAGTTCTACGAGCAAATCGTCACATCGCTCAACTTGCACGGCAACGCTTTCATTCTGACCGTCCGCGACGAGCTGGGCGATGTCATGGAGCTCTACTGCATCAACCCACAGAACGTGCGCATTCGCCGTCCGAGTGCAGAAGCCGAAATCTACTACGAAGTCACAATCGGCACCAATAGCCAGAACAGCCTGTATGACGGGCTGCAATCTGCAGAGGGCGCCACAAAGACAATGATTCTGACAAAGCGCGAGATGCTTCACATTCCACTGTTCAGACTTCCAGGCCAGCTGCTTGGACTCGGTCCAATCGGTGCAGCCCGCATCACTTTGGGCTCTGCGATGGCGGCAGAAGTGTACGCAGCCTCATACTTTGGCAACGCGGCCAACCCAGGCGGCGTCATTGAGTCTCCAGGCGAGCTGACTGAAGAGCAAATCACAGACATCGCTCGCAACTGGAATCTTTCGCACACAGGCCCTTACCGCGCAGGCAAGCTCGGTGTTCTGACTGGTGGCGCTTCGTTCAAGCCACTGACACTCAACGCCGCAGATGCACAGCTTCTCGAAGTTCGTCGCTTTGGAGTCGAAGAAATCGCTCGCCTTTTCCGCGTCCCGATTTCACTACTCGGCCACCCAGTGGCAGGCGCGATGTCGTTTGCATCAGTTGAAGCTCAGAACTTATCTTTCGTGCAACACTCGCTGCGCCCACTCTTGGAGCGCATTGAACAAGCACTTTCGCCTCTACTGCCAGAGCCAGACGGCTTCATCAAGTTCAACCTTGACGCTTTGCTTCGCGGCACAACACTCGAGCGTTACGAGGCTTACACAAAAGGCCTGAACGAAGGCTTTTTGTCAGTGAACGACGTGCACGCGTCAGAGGACATGGCACCAGTTCCAGACGGCGACCAATACCGAGTGCCGTTGCAGAACATTGATTTGACAGATGCAAAAGAAGTTGGTATGAAGTTGCGAGCAGAAATCGCCACCAACTTGATTCAAGTGGGATTTGAGCCAAAGGCGGTCCTTCAGGCCGTAGGCTTGCCACCAATGGGTCATACTGGAGTTCCAACAGGTCAGTTGCAGCAGGTCTCAACGATTGACCCCGAAAATCCGTCATCAGTTTACGAGGTCAAATAATGCCATACTACGTTTCCGACCAGCAAAGCGATTGCTCAGGCTGGGCCACAGTCAAGCAAGAATCAGACGGCAGCTACACCACACTCGGTTGCCACGACACAAAGCAAGACGCTATTGACCAGATGGTTGCAGTCTCAATCTCTGAAGACATTGAACCAGGTGGCGAAGTTCAGCGCGATTCCGTGGGGGAAGACAGGAGCAAGATGAAAGAAATCGAGCGTCGCACCTTTACAGTGCGCGATATTGAAACACGTGAAGCAGAGGACGGCGCAATGCGCTTGTCTGGCTATGCTGCAGTCTTCAACGACGCAAGCGTTCCGCTTCCATTCAGCGAGCGCATCGCTCCTGGTGCGTTCCGCAAGACTCTCAGTGAGACACCAGATGTCCGCTTGTTAATCAACCACGAAGGTTTGCCTTTGGCCCGCACAAAGAACGGCACGCTGACTCTGTCTGAGGACGAAGTCGGTTTGCGCTTTGATGCAGATTTGCCAGACACGACAGAAGCTCGCGATTTGTGGACTCTAATTCAGCGCGGCGACGTTGACCAAATGAGCTTTGCATTCCGCGTCATTCGCCAAAAGTGGAGCCCAGACCGCACAGAGCGCACACTCACCGAAGTTTCACTCGCGGACGGCGACGTTTCAGTCGTTACCTACCCAGCTTACCCGACTACATCAGTCGAAGCACGCGAACACCTTGCAAACGCGATTCAAGCCGTGAAAGAAGGCCGTGAGGTCTCTGGCGAATCGCTCATCATTCTGCAGACTGTTTTTGAAAAGATGTCCGAAGGACACGAATACGTCATGGAAGCTGTCGAAATGATGGCGGCACTGATGGGCGCACAAGAAGCGCCAGTGGAAGACGAAGCTACAATGGGCGAGGAAGAGGACAAGGCTACAGAGCCTCGTTCAATCTCATTGCGCCTGGCCAAGGCCATCGTCAACAGCACAAAGTAACATTCTGCCAGCAAATCGCTGTCAGATACCGAAGTCGGAGCGACTCTCACACCCTTCAAGCGCCGTGAGCCCAATCGCCACCACCTCGAATCCAAACTCATAAGGAGCCATACAATGTCATTTCTTGACAAGGTAATCGAGCGCCGTGATGCAGTTAAGGCTGAAATGGATGCAGTTCTCGAAGCAGTAGCAGAAGAGAACCGTACCGACCTTACTGCAGAGGAGACCGAGAAGGTTGACGCTCTTGTAGAAGAGTCACGTTCACTCGATTCAAAGATTGAAAAGCTAAAGACACAGGCAGAAGCAGACGTTAAGGCTGCAGAAGCACGTGCATCAGTTGCACCAGTTGCAACACCTGCAGTTGGTGGCGCTCGCGTCATCTCTGAAGCTCGCACGTACACAGCAGAATCTGAAAACTCATTCATCAAGGACGCGTTCAATGCGCAGTTCCGCAATGACTATTCAGCAAACGAGCGTCTTGCTCGCCACATGAAGGAAGAATCAGTCGAGCGTCGTGACGTTGGAACTGGTAACTTCGTTGGACTCGTAGTACCACAGTACCTTACAGAGCTAGCTGCTCCTCTTGCTCGCGCAGGACGCCCAACAGCGGACTTCGCTACAAACAAGATGGCATTGCCACCTTCAGGTATGACACTTGAAATCAGCCGCATGACGACTGGTACTTCAACAGCTGTTCAGGAAACACAGAACACTGCAGTATCTGAGACAGACGCTGACGACACACTACTCACTGTTAACGTGCGCACAATCGCAGGACAACAGGACCTATCACGCCAGGCAATCGAGCGCGGAACAGGCATCGACACATTCGTCGTTGCAGACCTCATTCGTTCATGGCACACAACACTCGATTCACAGATTCTCAACGGTACTGGCTCAAACGGCCAGATGCTCGGTATCCGTGCTTCAGGTGGAAACGCAATCACATTCACAGCGACAACACCAACAGTTGCGCTTCTTTATCCAAAGCTAGCTGATGCGTTGCAGCAAGTACAGAGCAACGTCTTCACAACTCCAACTCACTGGATTATGCACCCACGTCGTCTTGCATTCCTTTTGGCTGCAACAGACTCAACAGGTCGCCCAGTAGTTGTACCAACAGCTAACGGACAAATGAACGCAGTTGGCGTTGGCGCAGGAGTCGCACAATACGCGAACTCTGGCTACCAGCTTCTTGGTCTTCCAATCATCACAGATGCAAACGTAGGCACAACTTACGGCGCAGCAACCAACCAGGACGAAATCTACCTTGTTGATTCACGCGAAATGCACCTTTGGGAGCAGCCAGGTTCACCATTCTCACTCCGCTTTGATGCAACATCTCCAGGCAGCTTGACAATCAAGACTGTCGTTTACGGATTCAGCGCATTCACAGCGGGACGTTACCCAGCAGCAGCCTCAATCATTTCAGGCACTGGCTTGGTAGCACCTTCTTTCTAGTCTAGAAAGAACCATAGTACAAGTGCAGGACAGGTGAGACTCCCCCGACTCATCTGTCCTGCACCTCTCGGGGGAGAACAATGAAAACTGCACACAAAGTCTCAATCGGCGTCTGTGACCCAGGCACCGTGAATGGCGATTTCGCCTTCAAACTCATTCAACTGGCCCAGGCCAGAGGTTCGAAGCTCGGCCCGTTTGTCCGCATTAAAGGCAACGGCTTATTGAGCAAATTACGCAATCGAGTGGTCAAGACATTCCTTGACAGCACAGACTCTGATTGGCTTTTGCTGATAGACTCTGACGAGCAGCTCTCGGTTGGCGTCTTTGACCAGCTCATCAACACCGCACACCACACAGAGCGCCCCGTAGTTGCGGGCCTTGTGTTTGCGGCTTTCAAGAGGGACGGCGCACTTTACCCGCAGCCAGTCCCCGCGATTTTTCAAGATGCCCCCGAGGGGTTCTTGCCATTATTTAAGTACGACCGCAACGCGATTTTCGAGATAGATGCATGTGGGACTGGGTGCATGCTCATTCACAGAAGCGTCCTCGAAAAAATGCGAGAAGTGGCGGACCCACACCAAGGCACCGACTGGTGCTGGTTCTGGGACGGACCGCTGAACGGCGAGTGGATTAGTGAAGACCTGCTGTTCAGTCGCAGGATTCGCCAGCTCGGGTTTCCAATCCACGTGAACACTGCAGCGATTTTACCGCACCAAAAAAGTTACTGGCTCGACGAGAAGCACCATATTGACTGGCAACTCAACGAGAACAGCTAGAGAAAAGGAACAAGCGTGGCTCTAACAAACGCGTATTGCACACTGTCTGATTTGAAGACGAGCCTTGCTATCGAGGACATCACTGACGACACTGCGCTCGAAGCTGCCATTCTGACGGCAAGCCGCATGGTGGACGACTACACTGGCCGATTCTTCTACAGAGACGGCACCACAGCCGCGCCTGTCGTGCGTTATTACACGGCTCAGGACTGGTACACTTGTAATACTGACGACTTTGTCTCTATCAGCCAAATCGCGACAGACGACAACTTCGACCAGCTCTACACCACCATTTGGGAATCAAATGATTACATGGTGGAACCCGTCAACAACCCACGCCGTGGGTGGCCGTTGTCGCGTTTGCTGGCTATCGATTCATATATTTTCCCGTACAACCTGCCACAGTCTGTTAAAGTGACCGCTGTGTGGGGCTGGCCTTCAATCCCAGCAGAAATCACAATGGCGACCAAGCTCCAAGCGTCTCGTTTGTTCATTCGCCGCCAATCACCGTTCGGTATCGCGGGCACTCCAGAAATCGGCACAGTTCGCCTGACTTCTCGCCTTGACCCAGACGTCGAGGCTTTGATTCGCCCATTCCGCAAGATGAACGGGCTCGTTGCGTGATTATCAGCGACATTCGAGAAGGCATAAAAAAGAATCTTTCGTCTATTGACGGCTTGCGTGCGTACGACCTCGTCCCAGATGTCATTGTGCCGCCGTGTGTGGTAGTGGGCCAGCTCGACTTCACTTTCGACCTGAACAACGCCCGCGGCCTAGACCAAGCAAATCTTGATGTGTTCGTCATCGTCCAGCGCTTTTCGGAGCGCACTGGGCAGAACAAGCTAGACAAGTACCTAGCGGGTTCAGGTGACTACTCAATCAAGGCGGCCATTGAATCAGACCGCACTCTCGGTGGTGCTTGCAACACGTTGCGAGTCACTTCTGCAGAGTCTGGCACTTATCAAACGGGCGACATTGACTATCTTTCTTATCGCTACCGACTAACCGTATGGGGTCAAGGAGACTAACATGCTGTACACAATCACCTCGGACACCTTAGCGGTTCCGAACAAGAAAAAAGGCGACTCAATCGCCGAAAAAGATTTGCTGGAGCTTGGATGCAACATCGCCGCACTTGTGGGCGCTGGGCACCTTTCTGGCAATAGACCCACTACGCCACAAGCAGAAGGAGCCGACGACTAATGGCCCGCATAGTCTTAACAAACGCATATGTCACAATCAACTCAGTCAACCTCTCAGACCACATCGCGAGCATCACGCTCACCACAACTGATGATGTCGTAGAGACAACGGCTTTCGGCTCATCGGCTCGCACACGCGTTGGTGGCCTTGCTGACAACTCAGTAGCACTCGAGTTCCACCAAGACTACGCATCAAGCAGCGTCGAAGCTACAATCAACGGTTCACCGTCACTTGTCGGCACAGTCACTGCAGTGGTCGTCAAGCCAAACGGCAGCACAACAGCTGCAGACAACCCTTCATACTCATTCAACGCGCTGGTTTCCGAGTGGACTCCACTCAACGGCGCTGTCGGAGAGTTAGCGACTGCATCGGTTACATGGCCGATTGACGGCGCAATCACAAAGGCGGTTTCATAAATGGCACGTATCGTATTAACAAACGTTGCCGTCACATTCGGCACAACTGACTTGTCCAGCTACGTCACTTCTGTGACTTTGGGCTCGACATATGATGTCGTGGAGACAACGGCTTTCGGAAACACCGCACGCACCAGAGTTGCGGGGCTTGCGGACAACAGCGTTACGTTCGAGTTCAATCAGGACTACGCAGCTGGTGCCCTAGAAGCCACAATCTACCCAACACTTGGAACTGCAGTGTCAGTCACTGTGCGTCCAGTTGCTGGCAGCTCGCCTGCATACTCATTCAGCGCGTTGGTTTCCGAATGGACTCCGCTCAACGGAGCTGTCGGAGAACTCGCAACCGCATCGGTCACCTGGCCAATCAGCGGCGTTATTACAAAGTCATAAACCAACAAGGGGGAACAAATGGACGGCTTAGCAATCAAGGTTAAAACCACAGACGGCGTCGAGGCTTCATACAAACTGACGCCTCGCGTCATTGTGGCATTCGAACAACAGTACGGCAAGGGAATGCCAAAGCTGCTCGGTGAAGAACAGAAAATCGAGCACGTTTATTGGCTGGCTTGGAAGTCGATGGGTGCCGCTGGCATTATCGTAAAGCCGTGGGGTCCAGAGTTCTTGGACACCATCGTCACTGCAGAACTGGACGCTGACGAGTCTTTCGGGTCCACCGAGACAGCCTAACCTACACTGTAGCGGCTATCTCGGTGGAAACAGGCATTTCACCCATTGACTTGCTTGATGCCCCCGAGGGGGTACTTGAAGCGATAACTGCCTACCTAAAAGAACGGGCGAAAAAACATGGCTGATGTTGAGAGCGATATCATTCTCGTAGGGATTGAGGACACTCTCACCGCTTTGAAGGCATTTGACAAGAAAGCAGTCAAGAACTTCAACGCGGTCATCAACTCCGTGCTTTCAGACGCTGAGCGTGCGGCCCGTGGGTTTGTAAAGTCTGACCCGCCGATGAGAGGTTGGAAAACGAGCGAACCGCTCAAACCAAAGCCAACCACTCGCGGTGGGGCTGGCTGGCCCGCCTACAACCAAGGCGTGATTCAGCAGGGCATTCGCAAGACTAAGGCACAAGGCAAAGTCAGAAAAGACTACACCACCAGCGCTGGTGCTCTCATAAACGAGTCTGCAGCTGGTGCAATCATCGAAGTTGCGGGCCGCAAATCAGGCGGCACTGGCAGCGGTATTCAATTCATCACGAATCTAACGGACGAGATTAAGAACCCGTCGCGTTTGATTTGGCGCTCTGTAGATGAGCGAAAGAAATCAGCGCAGGTCAAGACTTTAGCAGCTCTTGATGAGGCCAAGGCCATACTGCAAAGCAACTTAGACAGAGAGCGAGAGTAGCAAATGGCAGTTGGGGCAGTAATCGCTCGCATTCTCACCCAGTATTCAGACAAAGGCACAAAAGCCGCTGTCAAAGATATTTCAAGAATGGAAAAGCAGTTCGGCAAGTTCGCCAACAAGGCAGCAAAGACTTTCGGTCTTGCAGCTGTTGCGGCTGGTGCTTTTGCCGTCAAACTCGGCAAAGACTCTGTGCAAGCGGCAATTCGTGCAGAAGCCGAGCAACAAAGACTCAACCAAATCTTGCTTACCACAAACGGTGCAACAGCCGAGCAGGTCAAGATTCTCAATGCGCAAGCTGAAGCATTAGAGAAGGTCGGCGTCGTATCTGCAGGCAACGTCTCTGTCGTGCAGTCACAGCTTGCGACCTTCGATTTGCAAGCTTCGTCTATTCAGGCGTTGACACCCGCCATTCTGGACTACGTAACTGCTGAAAAGGGCGCGACTGCGTCTGCAGACCAGTTCAAGACAATGACAAACGGCCTCGCACAGGCTTTGAATGGCCAATTCGGTGCGCTCACCAGAGCTGGCTTCGTGCTTGATGACCAGACCAAGAAATTGATTTCAAACGGTACCGAAGCTGAACGTGCTGCGGCTATCGTTAAGGTGCTGAACTCTACCTACAAGGGGTTCAATGAGGAGCTGCGCAAGACTCCAGAGGGCGCGATTATCGCACTCAAAAACTCGTTCGAGAGCATCAAGACCACAATCGGCAAGGCAATGCTGCCCGCGCTGGTTCAATTCGTGGATTACTTGCAAAAAGACATTCTTCCGCTGCTACAGCAGTGGGTTGAGCTCAACGGCCAGAATCTGGCTGCGGCGTACCAGCTTTGAACCGGCTACGGCGCCGCTTTCGGCAAGTTAATGTTCGAGATTTTCTCATTCGTAGCCCGCAACACCAAGGTGTTCGTCAATCTCGGTGCAATAATCGCGGCCGCTTTCTTTGGCGCAAAAACGGCAGCTGCCGTGGCAGGTCTCATCAAGGGTGTGCAAGCGATTATCAAGGTGATGAAGGCTTTGCGTACGGTCTCGCTCGCTTCAGCTGCAGCCACAGCGCTCGCAACAGGCGGTATTTCTGCCGCTGCAGGTGCTGCAGCATTCGGCGTCGCACTGGTCGCAATCGGCCTTGCCGCCAACAAGTTCAACAAGGACTCTGACAAAGCGGCAGACGCTATGGGCAAGTTTAAGTTCGACATGAAGGGCGTCAAAGAAGAGACTATCAAGTACAACGCGGCTCTTGACAAGTCCGCGGCTGCACAAGATGAATTGAACAAGAAGAACAAGAAGCTCAAGGGTATGGACGACCCAATCACCCGAGAAGCCGTTCGCAAGAACTTGCTCAAGCAGTCAAGACTCGGCATCTCAAGTCCGACAATCTCTTTGCTTGCTTCAGCTGGTCACGGCAACATCGCGGCCAACACCACAATGAACGGGGGCAACATCACAGTGAACGTCGCAGGCTCAGTGGTTTCACAGGGCGACCTAGTCAACGGCATCAAGAACGGCTTGGCCACATTGAACCGCCGTCGTGCGGGTAGCCAGTTTGCGGTGCTCTAATGCCAGCAAACGCACCAACGCTCACAGTCGCTTTCGGTATCGGTGGCACTTTCACCAGTGTTAGTGCTGACCTCATTTTGCAGGTGGACATCAGACGCGGTCGTCAGTATCAAAACGACTTTCTAGAGTCTGGCACAGCGAACGTCATCTTGAACAACCAGTCTGGCGCTTTTGACCCGAGCAACACTTCAAGCCCGTGGTACAACGTCCTGGTGGCTGGTATGCAAGTGCGAATCACAGGCGACAGCACAGTCATATACACTGGCTACCTCGAGGACAACGCAGTGAACCAGGGCATCTACCCAACTGTTTCGCTCACTTTTGTGGACGGCTTGGCGCAGATTGCCAAGGCTATCGCTCCAGCGCTTGCCACAAGCCAATTCCAAGAGACAGCCGCCCTTCGTGCGGCTCGCGCTTTAGACCTTGCGGACTGGACTGGCGGTCGTAGTTTGACTGGCAGCACGGTAATGCAAAAGACCAAACAAAATATGAGCTGTCTGGAAATGCTCGAGCAATGCGCAAACTGCGTCGGTGGGCGTTTCTACGTCAGCCGCACAGGCACCGCCACTCTTGTGGGCATCGCAGACAAGTTCACACGCCCAACCAGACTTTTATTTTCAGACCAAGGCGACGCCAACAGCGTCGGGTATGATGGCATCATCACGAACCCTGGCACAGACTATGTTTATAACGAAGCAATCGTGTTCCGCGGGCCTAAAAAGACTCAAAAGACCGCAAAATACTCGGCCAGCGTTTCGACCTACGGCCTAAAATCCAAGAAGCTAGACGCTCCAGTCTATGACGACACTGCCGCGGCCAATCTTGCGCTGTATGCAGCCCGCAAAGACGCAGACGCCGTTGTTCTGGCTGAGCAGATTGACTTCACAGCTATCGGAATCGGTGCTCTTGCTACCGACATGCTCGAGACTGAGCTGTGCGACTTAGTGCAGGTCAAGCGTTTGACTTACGATGGCCGCAACATCACCATCAACTGCGTGGTCGAGGGCCTTGCGCACTCAATCACTGCCGACAACTGGCGCGTCAGCTACTTCACCTCGGTAGTTGACCCATACACCATTACACTCTAGGGGGAGCGATGCCACTTTGTCCGCAAATCACAATCACACCAATCACCGTCACTTCGACTGGCATGGTGCAGACTTCTATCATTCCAATCGTGGCAGCTACAACCGAGGAGACTGACGAGCTCCAAACCGAAATTAACTCGATTGAAGCGTCTGTCAACGGCAAAAACCACATCTACCGCCAGGCATCAGCGCCAGATGGCTCCGTCTATCCGCTGACCGAAGGCGATGTTTGGTTCGACACAGACGACGGCAACAAGCAGTATTACTGGACTGGCTCTGCGTGGGTGTCCGTGCAAGACCTTGGCATTCAAGCAGCAGAAGACGCAGCAGCAGCGGCGACATCTGCAGCAGCAGCAGCGACAGCAGCAGCGTCGGCCGCACAAACCACAGCAGACGGCAAGAACCGCATCTATCGCCAAACCACACAGCCAACAGGCGGCACCTACGTCGAAGGCGACCTCTGGTTTGACACAGACGACGATAACAAGTTCTACCGTTTCACAAGCGGCGCGTGGTCTGGCTTCACACTCGGCGATGGTGCACTTGCTTCTTTGTCTGCTACCAAGCTGACTGCGGGCACCATTGACGCGTCGGTTATCACAGTCTCCAACATCAACGCTGGCAACATCTCGACTGGCACTTTGGCTGCAGACCGAATCGCGGGTAACAGCATCACTGGTGCCAAACTGGCCGTGGGCACAATCGAAGCAGTCTCAATCGCTGCGGGCACCATCACTGGCGCCAAAATCGCAAGCACCACAATCACTGCCGCCAACATTGCAGTAGGCACAATCACTGCAGACCAAATCGCGGGTGCCACAATCACTGCAGCCGAAATCGCGGCGGATTCAATCACTGTGGACCGTATACAAGCTGGCACTTTGACCGCTTTCACGCTTCAAACTTCAACTGGCACGCGCCGCGTTACAATCTCGGCTGCGAACAATGCAATCTCATTCCGAGAAGCGGGCTCTGTTGTGGGCTGGGTTGGCCCAGCTTCTATTTCTGGCGTCATCATGCACTACGGCACGACCTTCACACCAGGAGCAACAGCCTACCCACAAGCGTACGTGAGCTCTGGCAGTGCCCAAATAGCCTACAGCTCAGGCATTTACTGCGAAGTCAGCGCCACTGGCGTTGTAATGAACGGAAACGTTTACACACTCGACGCTTTTTACAACCAAGACGCATCAACGAGTGCGAATGCGGCTAACACCCGCATGGACACAGACGGTCGTACGCGACGCAGCACGGCTTCGAGTGCTCGCTTCAAAGAGGACATCACAGACATCGCAAATGTACCAGACATGGCGCCTGCGAAGCTTTTGTCTTTGCCGATTCGTGCATTTAAGTTCAAATCAGATTACCTCGACCCTACAGACAACAGAG